CACTGGTGACCCTGTACCGTGCCACCGGGAACAGTACCGGCTGGCAACGCTTTGTGCGCCGTAACGGTATTGTTGATCCGCTGTTCATTCCCGGAGGCCATTCAGTGGAGGTGATTAGTGAGCAGCAGGGTTGAACTGTATCTGGGCGGTGAGATTTTTTCCGGCTGGCTGACGGTGAGTGTTCGTCGCTCTCTTGAACATCTGGCGGGCTCCTTTGAACTGGGGGTAATGATGCCCGGTGTACGCCTTCCGTCATCCGTCCGTGCCGGTCAGTCTCTGGAATTGCGCATTGACGGTCAGCCTGTGATCACTGGCTGGCTGGATCAGGTCCGGCAGCGCATCAGCGCCACGCGTTTTCAGATCACGCTCAGCGGACGGGATAAAACCGGTGACCTGGTGGACTGTTCAGCCATTCATCCGGGCAGCCAGTGGAGGAACCGCACGCTGGAGCACATTGCTTCAGATTTGTGTGCTCCGTTCGGGGTCACGGTGCGCTGGCAGGTAAATGATGCAACGGCAGCCCGGCCCTTTTCCACCTTCACACTGGAAAACTCAGAAACCGTGGCAGATGCGCTGACACGTGCTGCCCGGCATCGCGGGGTGCTGGTGACCAGTAATGCTGACGGCGATCTGGTGTTCACCCAGGCAGGAAGCCAGCAGACGGACAGACTGGTGCTGGGAGATAATCTGCTGGATTTGGATCACAACGTGGACTGGCGAGGACGATACAGTGAATACCGTGTCCGGGGGCACGGGCGTGGTGGTGGCATGCGGGGATGCAGTGACCGCCGCCCGCTGGCCGCACCTGTGGGCGTGACAGTGAGTGCGATCGGCCGTTACCGGCCGAAAATCATCCTCGCCGATCAACAGACAGACACCACCGGTGCACGGCAGCGTGCCCTGCGTGAAATGCGCCGTGCGATTGCCCGTTCAGAACGGTTTTCTGCCACCGTGCGTGGCTGGTTCCGGGATGATGGCCGGTTATGGGATGTCAATCTGCTGACCGGTGTTTCAGCCCTGCGTTTCGGTATAGAACAGACTGAACTGCTGGTCTGTCAGGTGGAGTTTTTACTTGATGAACATAACGGGGAAGTCACCCGGCTGGTACTGGCACCGCGTGACGGCTTTATCGTTCCGGCAGAGCCGGACAGTAAGGGCCGGGGTGGTTCCGGTGACGATGTTGATGCCTTTATTCGCCAGCAGATGAAAAAACAGGGGATTAAATTCAATGATGAATGACGAAGTGTTCAGCCGCCTTCTTGCCCCGGTGATGCGGGGTGTTCGTCTGTTGTTTGGGCGTGGTGTTCTGACCGGCACAATGACGCGCTGAAAATGCAGAATGTGCAGCTCACCGGCATGGACGGCGAAACCTTTGATGATGTGGAGCGTCCCCAGCAGTACGGGCAGATCAGCGTTCCCCTGCCGGGTGCGGAAACCTTTTTTGCCTGTCTGGCGGACAGCGGGATCAGGCTGTGGTGCTTGTGGTGGAAGACCGGCGCAGCCGCCCGACCGGACTTACCGCCGGAGATACGGGGGTGTATCACCATGAGGGGCACCGGATACGGTTAACAAAGGATGGTCGCATTATTGTGACATGCAAAATGCTGGAGATTTACGCCGATGAGGGGATGCGGGTGGATACGCCGGAGGCCACCTTTACGGGCAATGTGACGGTGGATAAAAACCTGCATGTTAAGGGTAATTTCGTGCTTGATGGTACAGGTAAATCAGACGGGCTGTTCACGATGTCTGATGCCGTTATTGCCGGGATCACCTATTCCGGCCATGTGCATCAGGATAACGGTGAAGGCAGCAAAACGGGAGGACCAGAGAATGGCTGATATTGCTGTCGTCTGGGATCAGGGTTGCGGTTCCCTGCAACTGAACGGCGCAGATCTTCTGACGGATGACAGTCTGCTGACGGCGGTCATTATTTCACTGTTTACGGACAGGCGGGCGCTGGATTCCGATGAAATCCCTGACGGCACCCGTGACCGTCGGGGATGGTGGGGAGACAGTTTCCGGGAGCGCCCCGTTGGCTCCCGTCTCTGGCTGTTAAGCCGTGAAAAGACGCTGTCCTCCGTGGTCAGCCGTGCACAGGCCTATGCTGATGAAGCGCTGGCGTGGCTGCATAAAAGCGGTGCTGCCACATCCGTGGTATGTCATGCCATGCGTGTGGGGCATGCTCGCCTTTCGCTTTCCGTGAAAATCACCCTGCCGGACGGAAGCAGACATCCGATGATTTTTTATGCTGATATGAAGGGGGAATGATGCCTTATCAGCCCTTACCACTGGCGCAACTGATCACACAGACACAACAGGATATCAGCCAGCGCCTGCCCGGTTCGCAGCCGGGCGTGAATGAAACCACCCTGAATGCCATTGCTTACGCTCAGGCAGGGTTATCTGCTCAGGAGCATGAGCATCTGGCCTGGATTGCGCGTCAGATCATCCCGACCGAAGCCGATGAAGCCGAACTGCTGAAACACTGCGCATTCTGGGGTGTCATCCGTAAACCGGCTTCCCGCGCTGACGGACCGGTACAACTGATGCTGACCACGGATGCAGGGATCACGGAAGGCGTACTCCTTCAGCGAAGCGATGGTGTTGTTTACCGTATCACCACCTCCCTGACCGGTAAGGCCGGTACGCTGAATGTCAGTGTGGAAGCCGAAAGTGCCGGTCGTGCGGGGAATGCCCCGGCAGGGACAAAACTGACATTTATCACACCGCAGGCGGGGATCAACCAGACGGCCACGGTGACCGGAACGGGGATCACCGGTGGTGCGGATGTGGAAACCGTGCCGGAGCTGCTTTCCCGTCTGGTTTTCCGGGTGCAGAATCCACCGTCCGGCGGCACGCAGTATGATTTTGAACGCTGGGCGCGTGAAGTGCCGGGCGTGACGCGGGCATGGTGCCGCCCGGAATGGCCGCAGGCGGGCAGCGTGGGGGTAACGTTTGTTCAGGATAATAACCCGGACATTTTCCCCGGTGACGGTGATGTTCAGCGGGTGGCGGATTATATCCGCAGTCATGATGATCCGGCGACCGGCCAGCCTGTCGGACAGCCTCTGGGGCCGACGGTGACCGTGTTTAAACTGACCAATAAGCCGGTGCCCTTCAGCATCAGGATCATCCCGAAAACACCGGAGAATCAGGCGGCCGTAAAACAGGCGCTGACCGACCTGTTGTATAACGAATCCCGGCCCGGCGGTCTGGTTCTGCCGTCGTCTTTCTGGCGGGCGGTGGCAGGGGTGAAAAATCTGGAGGATTTTGAAGTGCGCAGTCCGCTGACGTCAGTTCAGGCGGGAGACAGTGAGCTGCTGACGGTAGGAGAAATCACATGGCTGTAACCCTGACCCCGCATCAGCGCGCCCTGTTGCAGTTGCTGCCTGACGGGCTGGCATGGGATAAGCGGCCGTCATCCGTTCTTGCGGCTTTGTGCCTGGGCCTCAGTCATTCCACGGAGCGTGTTTCCTGGACCGGTAACCAGATGCTGGCAGAACGTTTTCCTGATTCATCCCGTCTGCTGCTGGAAGACTGGGAGCGTTATCTGGGGTTACCGGAATGTGATATGACCGGCGCAACCATTCAGGAGCGTCAGCGTTATGCCGGGAATAAATACCGGATGAAACCCTCTCTTAACCGTGAATTTTATATCCGGTTTGCGGCAGAGTTTGGTTATGAAATAGATATTCAGCCATCACCGGATTCACAGTGGGTCAGTATTGTCACGATTAACAGTGAAACCGGCTACCGGAATATGAATGTGCTGGATGATATTCTCACGCCGCTGCGTATTTATGAAGGCGGTGCGCTGGAATGTATTCTGAACCGTTATAAGCCTGCATGGCAGACGTTTATTTACGTGTATGCAAACAGCCATGAAGAGGAGACTATTTAATGTTTCATGTTGATAATAATTCCGGCGTGGCGAATATGCCTGCGCTGGCACCGGCGCAGAGTAATACCACCACCTGGTTTACCGAAGGTGACGGACAAAAAGGTATCAGCTGGATTGGTCAGGACTGGCTGAATATTCTCCAGGCCGAACTGCTGAATATTCTGGCTGAAGCCAGTATTCAGCCGGATAAGGCGCAGTTAAACCAGCTTACGCTGTCCATTAAAGCCATTATCGCTGCGAATGCCTTTTCCCGGAAAAATAACCTGAAAGAAATTGCTGATGCCGGTGCGGAGGCCCAGCGTCTGGCCCGTGGTTATCTTGGTCTGGGGACGCTTGCCACAAAAAACAGTCTTGGTCCCGCTGACGTTAATGCCCTGGCGAAGGATCAGAATCTCGCCGACCTGGAGAATAAGGGAACCGCCCGTAATAATCTGGATGTTTACAGCAAAAGCGAAGGTGATAACCGTTACCTGCGCAGGGAGCAGAACGGCGCAGACATTCCGGATAAAGGGGCTTTTATCGATAACGTCGGTTTACGGGAAACGGTAAACAGGGCGGCGAATGCTCTGCCATCGGACGGCACCGCCGTTGCCGCGAATAGACTCGCCACCCCAAGAAATATTAATGGGGTTCCCTTTGACGGGACGCAGGACATAAACATCACTTCTGGTATAACACAGCAGGATGCGGATTCCCGATATATCCAGGATATCAGGCTGGGAGCAGAGAACAGGCAGGTAATGTACGGTGGGGCATATTACTCTGCGTACGGTAATGTTATGGCAGGCCTGCAGATTGACAGTAAAGTTGATGCTTCAAACGATTTTATAGCATTCAGACCCCTGCAAAAATTAGTCGGAGGTACATGGATTACGGTATCTCAGTTATAAATAGTCAGTAAATAATATATTTTAAAACAGATTTATTTCCAGGAGGATTTTATGGAACTAAAAAATATAACCCGTTATTATCCTGAAAATATGCCATATGGTAATAATGTTCAGTATTTCCAGAGTGAAGATGGTAAGGATTTCTACGAATCCCTGCCATTATTCACCAAAAAATATAAACTTTGCATAACACCTGACAGCGGTGTTATCTGCTCAATATCACAGGATGCTTCGGCGCTGTATCCTGCGGGTTTTTCCGTTGTTGAGACAGACGAATTACCTGAAGGTACTGATATTTCAGGAAACTGGAAGTTTGATAATGGTGTCATCTCACAACTCCCGGTTAACTATACCAAAAAAGCGGAAGCACTGCGCCAGTCATATCTTAATCAGGCATATGAAAAAATTAATGACTGGAGAACGGAGCTACAACTGGACACCATCAGCGATGAAGACAGAGCAGCACTTACCCAATGGATGGCATACATCAGTCAGGTGAAGAAAATGGAACTGCCCGCCATTAAAACAGAAGCTGAATTTAACGCCATTAAATGGCCTGAGCAGCCACAGTAATAAAGAAGGCCGGAAGGCCTTCTGAATATCATTATATACTTGCAGCCGTCACCCATGCTCCATTTAAC